ATAAATAACATTATGTCAGCAATCATTACAAATCAATTTAGAAAAAATTCAAGAGAGTTATTTATTAACGATATTGGAGATGTTACTACCGACGATTATTTCATCGGCATTGGAAAATCAGAACCTTGGCCAACAATCAATAATGTTGAAGAAACCGATCTTGCCTATTCAGTTCCACTTCCAACTAATACAATTAATGAGAAGAAGGATGTATTAAAAAATCTATTCTCTCTTTTAAAGGTACAAGAAACATTCTCTGTTATTCCAAGAAATGAATGGGTGAGAGGAAGAGTCTATAAAGTATATGATCCTTATGATCCTAATGTATTTAATTATGAGACAGTAGGAAATACAGCATATTATCCTTGTTACATGACACATAACGATAAGATTTTTGTGTGTTTAAATAATGATAATAATACTGCTAGTACAACTAATATTACAGAAACAACTTATCATGATCCAATTATATTGTCTGATGGCTATGTCTGGGCATATGTTTGTGAGGTAAATAATAATTCTAATTTTTATACTGATCAATTCATTGATGTGCCAAATGATATCACTGATCAAACGGATATTACAAGCTCACTAAATGCTACAGGTGGATTGGTGTATGGATTTAAAATTATTGATGGTGGTACTAGTATTTCTAATGATGTAGATATTAGACTTGTTGGAAAAAGTCTAGTAACTCCTGTTACACTGACAGCAGAAGCACTTGGTGGACAAGATGTCGTTGTTGTAGATGCTATAGATCATCTACAAGTTGGTGATTCAGTTGCTTCATCAGTAGCTGGTATTCCTAACAACACGGTTATTAACTCTATTGACACTGGAACTAAGGAAGTTACTTTGAGTAATGACCTTTCACAAACAATGGCAGCTGGTGCTGTTCTTGTTATAAGTGCTCCAGCGATAGCTGATGATCCTATTCGTGATGGAACAAATGACCAACCACCATATAATGTAACAATTACAAACGGTGTTATTACATCTATTACATTTACGACGAACTCGTGGCCAAAGGGATATATTGAAGCATCTGTAATCGTTGATGGCCATGAAACAAATATTCAGCCCCTAATTGCACCAATCAATGGGTTTGGCTATTCTCCAAAAAGCGATCTTCCTACTTTCTATGCAGGTCTTTATGGATCATATGCTGGTGCAGAAGGTGGAGAAGCTCCCATTAATATTGGATTCAGACAAGTGAGTCTTATTAAGGGACCAACTCGTAGTGATAATGATTCTCCTGCAAATGACACACTAAATATCTATGATGCACTTCAATATTTACAACTTTCAAGTGTAACAGGTATACCTACAGATGCTGGAACAATCATTGAACATGGTGCGAATAATGCAAGAGGTTATTTGGATTATGTAGACATAGTAAATAATCGTGTCTATTATCACCAAAATTCAAATGGTGACATTAATCAAAAATCTTTTACGACTGGCAATGTAACATTTACTGCTCCTGGTGGAACAACTACTGCAAATTATGCAGTAAGTTCGTTGGGGCAAGGTGAGTATAATCAAGGTTCTGGTGAAACTCTATTCCTTGAAAACAGAAAAGCAATTTTAAGAAACAGTAATCAGCAAGAAGATATTAAACTAATTATCCAATTCTAATGGCAATTAAAACATATAACGACGCTCCATATAATGATGATTTTAATTCTAATAGCGTTCAGTTTACTGGAGCCGAAGGAAAAAATTATCTAAGAATTCTTTTTAGACCAGGTAGGTCTGTTCAGGTTCGTGAATTGAATCAGATGCAGTCTATTCTTCAATCTCAGATTGATAAGTTTGGACAAAGCATTTATAAAGAGGGCCCTATCTTAGATGGTAAAGGTAATTTAGATAATAATGTCAAATATATTGATGTTCTATTTAATGGCACAGGTTCAGCTACTCCTGCAACAATCATCACATATATTGATCAGGTTTTAAAGATTAAAACAAATGCAGGATTGAAGGCATCAGTTCTTCACTATGAAGCATTATCTACAGATAATACATATCGTTTCTTTATTCGATATGATTCATCTATCCAAAGCGGTGGTTTAAATGTTCAAGAATATAATGTAAGTGATGTATTGGAATTAGATAGTGCGATCATTGATCCATTAAATCCTTCAACTGAATTAGTTAATACAGGAATATCATTCTCTACAGTTACCGCAACAGGTCACGGTGCAGTAGCAAAAACTGATGCTGGTGTTTATTTTATTAACGGTGAGTTTGTTTATAATGATGCTGAAGAACTTTATATTGCTAAGCCTTCAGAAAGTTATACACTAAATGGTAAAGTTGCTTTTATTGTAACCGACACAGTTGTCACCTATGTCACTGATCCACTGCTATTAGATAATGCTACAGGAACACCTAATGAAACTGCTCCTGGTGCAGATCGTTATAAGATTGATTTCCAACTTGCATTTTTAAGTGACAATGATGATGATCTAGTTGCAAATAATACTGGAGTTTCTTTTATTAATGATGTTCAATCTTATATAACACTCTTTGAAACAGATTTAGATGTTGTTGTAAAACCAGCTCGTACTGAATATACACAACTTGATAGAAAATTCGCTAATCGAACATTTGAAGAAAGTGGTGACTATTGCTTGAAACCATTTAAACTCGATCTTCGTGAATATTTGAATGATGAAGATGGAAATAGAGGTAGATATACAACTTCTGATATCACAGATTTAGATGCAATTGGAAAAATTGATTTAGATGGTGAAACATCTGCAGTTTATGGTGAGAAACACTACAGTGTTGGTCTTGAGCCATCAGTTGCTTATGTACAAGGTTATAGAGTTGATCTACAAAATAAGAAAGAAATCAAAGTTGAAAAAGCGCGAGATACATTAAATGTAGCTTCAGGAAATAATCCAGCTTTTACCACACTTACTCTAGGTAATTACGTTGTTGGCAATATTGCAGATGCTACAGGAACAGATGCTCTACCAGATTTTAGTGATCAAAGTGTAACATATAATATAACAGGTACAGGTGTAACAGGTGGTACCTGTAAAGTTCGTTCTTTAGAAAAAGTAAGTGATGACAACTATCGGTTATATATATATGATGTAAGTATTGGAACCGGATTCCTCGGCCAAGCCGAATCAATTTCTTCTACTACGTTTAAATTTGAACCACTTAGCGATAGCGGTGGTAATTTATTATCATTCGAGTTATTTGAATCGAATGATAATAATCTACTTTTCCCTCTTCCACATAATACTGTCGAGTCTGTGACAGTGGCTCATGTAAATTATAAAAGAACATTCCAAAAGTCATCAAGTGACACGCAGCAGCTTACTGCCGGTGCTAATGAGATTTTCAAATCTGACAGTTTCTCTGATTATATAGGAATAGACTCAAATGGAAACGCCATAAATTGTGATAATATTGCAGATCATGACACCGGGACCGTTCAACTTACATTTAGTGCAGATGTAACATCTATTGTTGCACCTGTACAAAAATCAGATGCGGCTTCAGGTACTAAGACAAGAAAATCTTATACACAAACTGAAACACCAACTGTTGCTTTTACTAGTGGTTCCACTATAGATTTAGATAATTATGATATCTATGATATTGTAAGTATTACAAATACATCTAGTAGTCCTAATGAAGATATTACTAATCAATTCACACTAGATAATGGCCAAAGAGATAATTATTACCAAGATGGTAAGATTACCTACACTGGACCAGATGATCTAAATGATGATAGATTATCAATTGTATATCGTTATTTTGAATGGACAACTCCTAATGAATTCTTCTCTGTAAATAGTTATGGAGATGACGAAGTAGTGGGAGTTAATGTTGAATATAACGAGATTCCTACATACAAGGATTTGTTCTTGGCCGATGTCTTAGACTTTAGACCTTATGTCGCCACTACCGATTCTAGAAGTTCGGTTGATCCTAATACAGTTATAGAACTCAACAATCTAGATGTTTATCTTCCAAGATATGATAAGGTTGTTGTTTCAAATATTGGAGACTTCAGTGTTGTGAAAGGAACACCTACACTTGATCCAGTTGTACCACCAACACCAGGTGATTCAATGTCACTCTATGAGTTATTTGTCCCTGCTTACACTTTTGATGCTAGTGAAATTACTACAAAGTTTATCGATAATCGTCGATACACAATGAGAGACATTGGTACTATCGAAAAGAGAGTGAAGAATCTTGAGTATTATACTTCTCTTTCATTGCTCGAACAGGAGGCTACCGAAAAGAAAATCTTCACATCTGGTGGAGAAGAGAGATTCAAGAATGGTATTCTTGTAGATAGTTTCATCGGTCATAATATTGGTAACCCATTTGATTCTGATTACAAGTGTGCGATTGATCCTTCTCTTGGTGTTTTACGTCCTTCCTATAGTACAACTAATATACCGTTTGGTGTAGAAAGTGCATATAGATCACAAGAGACAGTTTCTCTTGATTATACTGAAGTTCCTCTAATCACACAACCTTACGCAAGTATTTCAGAGAGTGTGAATCCTTTTGATTTGGCTGCATGGCTTGGAGTTATTAAACTCGATCCTTCAACAGATGAATGGAAAGAGACAAGAATAAGACCTGATGTAATTGTTAATTCAACTGGTGCATCAGATGCAATTCAATTCCTTGCTAATGAATCAGGTGCACTTGGTACTAAATGGAATGAATGGGAAACTGATTGGGTTGGTGTTGATGTTCAAAAGGAGAATATTCAAATTGGTCGCAGTGATATAGGAAGTGCTGCAACTCGTGCAGCTAACCTTGCAGCTAAGAAAGCACTAACTGGTTCAAACGATTGGAGACCAGTTAGAGGTAATATCACAACGACGAGTACAACAACTGAAGAATCTCGAAATGGTATTAGAACTACCATGAGCTTTAGAGAGCAACAGGAAAATCTTGGAGAAAGAGTTGTAGATGTTTCCTTCGTGCCTTTCATTCGATCACGTAGAATTGAAATACAGGGTACAATGTTTAAACCAAATACAAAGATGTATGTATTCTTTGATGGTGTTGACATCAGTGATTATTGCAGCAAAATAACAAGTTCTTCTACTCCATATGATGCTAAAGATGCTGCAACACAAATTCACTTGAATGAAACTGCGGCCGAGATTTTTGATGCGGGGAATCGTAATATCACTAGACAAGATTTAATTACTGATGATGCTGGCAATATTAATGTCGAATGTTTCATTCCAAATAATGCTAGTATTAGATTTAAGACTGGAGAGAGAAATGTTACTCTTACAGATTCACCTAAAAATTCCATCACTGAGGCTACAACGTATTCATTCGCAACATATACTGCAACTGGATTAATCGAAACGAAAGAATCAACTATTCTTTCTACAAGAATTCCTCAATTCGATCAACAGAGATTATCACAGGAACGTACTCTTACTGATACAGATAGAGATGTAAATGTTAGATATTTTGATCCACTCGCGCAGTCCTTTGTCATTGGAGAAATCGGCACAGGTACTTCTGTTACTAAGGTTGATCTATACTTCCAAAAGAAGCACGCAAGTATTCCAGTGACAGTGCATTTAGTGACTGTTGAAAATGGTATTCCAACACAAAATATGGTGCCGTTCAGTAAGGTTGTTAAGAATCCAACTATTGATACAATCAATATTACAGAAGATGCATCAATTGCAACATCATTTGAATTTGATGCACCTGTTTACTTACAACCTGGTGTTGAATATGCAATTGTTGTTATGTCCAATTCACCTGATTATCGCCTATGGATGGCAGAGACTGGTGGAGATGATGTAACAGGTCAAGGTAGAATTGATAAGAATCCATATGCAGGTGTATCATTCAAATCACAGAATGCTTCAACATGGACACCTGATCAGAATCGTGACTTCAAATTCACAATTTACAGAACACAGTATGATACTTCTTCTACAAGAGTTGTTACATTTAATGGACTGGGAACAGTCCCAGCAAATACCTTAATATCTAACTTCAATGTTTTCTCATCTAATATTACTCTTCCAAAGACTAATATTAATTGGACAATTAAATTTTCATCGAATGGAACTGTATATTCAATCAATGCTAATAATACCGAATATTTAGATATTCCTGTTAGTGTTGCAAGTGCAAGTGGTATTGAGCTTGCTGCAACTATATCGACAACATCTGAATATATCGCGCCAATGATTGATCTTTCTCGATTATCATTATTGGGTATCAGCAATATTATTGATAACCCAGCTACTTCTCTTAATACAATCACTGATGATACTCGCAATGGAGATGATTTTCTATACCTTGATGATTCAAGTACAGCAGATGTTCAATATATCACAAGGACTGTAACACTTAATGATCCCGCAGATAGATTGAATATCTATCTTCTTGGTAATCGACCATCATCTAATTCCAACATTCGTGTACTTGTTAAATTAAAGGTAGATGATTCCGATTATGATGATGTTAATTGGTATGAAATTAAACCAACTAAGAACATACCTGTTAATTCCGATGGAAGATATTCTGAAATTGAATATGACTTTGATGCAGCTGCTCTAGATTTGAATGATCCACTTTATGAACTTGAATTCACAGCCTTTGCTGTTAAGATTGTATTAACATCATCAGATATTATTAACGTACCAACAGTACGAGACTTCAGAGCAATAGCAACATTTGATTAATATGGCACGAAAAAAGATAGTAAAAGATAATACCAATCTTGAGAAAGATATGTTCACAGGTGCGATATTGAATCGTGATAGTAATGCCTACAAGCAGGCTGTGAAACGTAAACATCTTCGTAAACAAAGGGAAGCCGAACTGCAAGATCTAAAATCACAGGTTTCAGAATTAGCATCTTTAGTTAAAACATTAACTAAGAAAATAGATAAATAACATTATGGCAGATTTTACAAATGTAGAAGTGACTGATACCTTTGATCAGTGGAGAATTAAAACAAATCAACTTGGTTCTGATTTTATTGCTTTTGAAAGTCAAGTTGCTGATGATATAGCAAATATCGATTTATCTAATTTAGTTACTTTATCGACCAACCAGACTATAAGTGGTAATAAGACATTTAGCGGAGACTCGAAGTTCACTGGAGGTGTGGATTTGAATGGATCTATTGTTACTACTTATACTGCGGAAGGAGTCACAAATTACGCTATCGAACTTGGTTTAGGTAAAACTGGCAATATACAATCATTTATTGATTTTCACGCGACAGGTGGAAGCGCCGATTATGATGCGCGGGTATTCAGAAGTTCTAGTGGCACGTTTGAAATATCTCAAAGGGGATCTGGTCCTTTATATCTCAATACGACAGACGGTGCTAATATTGAATTATACTCAAATAGCGCGACCAACGAAGGAGATAGTAATAATATCTATTACGATGCGAATGAACATGTCTTTAGATCGGTAGATGGATCGGGGCCGAAGGTGTATATAGATAATGGTACTATTACTGCTAATTCTATTAGTAGTTCTAATGTTAATATTACTGGTACAGGTTCCGCCAATAAACTTACTATAGAATCGGGTAAGATGAAATTACGTAACCAGGAT